ACCAGCCTGCCCAAAGAAATTGCTGGCTTGCAGACGAGTGCCGGCGTCGGTAGCGCAGGTTCCATCCCAGCACTTAATTCTTCGGGCGTTATCGACGCAACTATGATGCCGCCGGGTGTCGAAGTGCTGGCGCAGTCGTTCCCCACGTCGGAGAACCTGGCCGCTTCCGCGCTGGTCAACATCTTCAGTTCCACTGGCACGCCGACAGCGCGTAACGCAAACGCGACCGACGCGACGAAACCAGCCAACGGTTTCGTTATCACGTCGAGCATATCGCCGGCAGCCAATACGGTGTATTTCCCCGGGGCTCTAGTGACGGGACTCTCGGGGCTGACCATTGGTGCGCCAGTGTTCTTGTCGGCCGCGACATCGGGGGGCGTTACCAGCACAGCCCCTTCTGCTGCGGGCAATCTCGTGCAGCAAGTGGGCTGGGCGGTGGGTGCGACGGAAATGATGTTCTTCCCGATGGCTGGCATCATCAAGGGCTGATCGGTGACCACTCGACAGCCACTCGTTCTCGACCCCGTATCCCATCTCCCGCAGGAGATGGCGCCGACGGACAGCGTGCCCGTACCACCGGACGTCGCCGCGTTCATGAGCACGCTCCTAACGACGCACTCAGGCGCCTTGATCCAAGCCCACACGGGCGAAACCTTAAACGTGAGGGTCTGATATGCCATTCCTTTCTGCGCTACCAACAGTTGACCCGCAGAGCGTGGTGGATGGTGCCAAGCTCTGGTCAGGCCCCGGCTACATCGACGGCCTACAGATGCAGTGGGTGAGCGCCACGGCGGTCACGGTATCGAGCGGGCGAGCCTACATCCCGTCGCTCGGCTATTACCTTGATGCGCCGAACGCCATCGCTCTAACAGGCCTCGCGCTCACTGCATCGACGTTCTATCACCTGTACCTCTACAACAACGCCGGAACACCCGCGATCGAGTGTGTTACAACTGCACCAGCGGCTCCCTACAGCGGCACGGCGCGGGCGAAAACGGGGGACACGTCGCGGCGGTATGTGGGGAGCGTGAAAACCGATTCGAGCGGTAACATCTTCAATTTCACGATGAACGGTCTGTGTGTTAGTTATTATGCAGACGTGGGCGAAGGTGTTGCCCCTTTCAGGCTTTTGCAAGCTGGTGTTGCCACTACCAATACGACGGTCTCGGCATTGGCACTCGTGCCGATTACCTCAAAGCTGATGCTCCTTCGGGCTTTTAATTTTGATACGGGGGCACCCGCTAGATTTTTGAACAGTGAAAGTGGTCTTTCGGTTCCAGCCTGCTTTTTGTCGATCTCAGCAGACGTGGGCGGCGCGGCGACTAACGCGTTCGTTGACTTTCCCTTGGACTCAAGTCAGGCATTTGAGTATTTTATGAACGGCACGCCCAGCGGCGCGGGTTGCTATGCGGACTGCCTAGGTTACACATATCAGAGATGATCATGTACGCAATCACTCAAACAGGCTGGCGCGCCATTGCAAGCGCCGATGACCTCCAAGCGGGCGAAACTGCTTCGGCAACGATCCCGCAAAGCTTGCTTGACTACGCTGTCGGTGCGGATGTTCGGCGGCAGCGCGACGCCCTCATCGCCTCCTGCGACTGGACGCAGATCCCCGATGCGCCACTGACCGCCGCTCAGCGCGCCGCGTGGGCGACTTACCGTCAGGCGCTGCGCGACGTGCCGGCGCAGGCGGGGTTTCCAGACACGATCGACTGGCCCATAACTCCATGACCCCTTCCCCCGACTACGAGAGACTGGCTATGCCGAACCCGCCACCTTTTCATGATCGCCAGGGGCATGAACTTGGTGCGTCCGTTCGGACCATCATGCAGGGGCTGATTCTTGCTGCTATCCTCGGCCTGGTTGGGCTCGTGATTCAGCAAGGCAAGGATCAGCAGAGGTCTGATGAGGCGAAGAGCGTCCAGATAGCTACGCTGCAGGCGCAGATTGCCAGCCTCACTGCATCGCTGGCCGGCCTTCCTGACTTGGGTACTCGTGTCACTTCACTGGAAGCAAGACAGGTCGATCTGATAAGGCGTGTCAATAACGACGATGCCCGGTGGGATCGAATAGAAAACCGAAAAACTGCGGGGTGGAACCGATGAAACTGATTGACGATGCGAATGTGCTCTGGCACCGGCTGTGGTCGGTGCGACTTTCGGCCATGACCACGATTTACACGTCGGCAGCTGGAGCGTGGCTCGTGCTTCCTCCCGACTGGAAGCCGACGCTTACGCACACTGAGCAGATCATCATGGCTGGGGTCGGGATGCTTCTCCCGGCGCTGGCGACTGTTGCGCCGATCGTGAAGCAACAGACGCTTCCCGCAAAGGTTGCGCAGGCTGCAGCAAAGGCCGCAGCAAAGAGCCAGCCGTGATGGATGCCACGCAGCTCGCTACCTGCACCGGCGCCACGGCTTCGCGTGCGGCGCTGTGGCTGTCTTCTATCACTGGTGCTATGGGTGAGTTCGGGGTCGACACGCCGCGGCGCCAGGCGGCCTTCCTTGCGCAGATAGGCCACGAGTCCGGCGGCCTTCAATACTCGCGTGAGTTGTGGGGCCCGACGCCGGCGCAGCGCGGCTATGAGGGCCGCGTCGATCTCGGCAATACGCAACCCGGTGATGGATCACTCTATCGCGGGCGCGGTCTGATCCAGATCACCGGGCGGGCGAACTACAAGGCTGTGAGCGATGCACTACACGTCGACTTCATTGCCGATCCGCAGCTTCTGGAAGAGCCCGACAATGCGGCACGTTCAGCGGCGTGGTTCTGGTCGAAGCATGGTCTCAATGCCTTGGCTGATGCCGGGGACTTTCCGGCCATCACGAAGCGGATCAATGGCGGCATGAATGGCTACGCCGACCGTTTCGATCTGTGGCAGGCTGCGCAAAAAGCACTGGGAGTGGAATCATGATGCATGCACTTACCGTAATAGCGACGATCGTTGTGATCGCCGTGGTGGTGATCGCTGTGCTGGCTGGCATCATCTGGTTGCTGATGAGCGGAAAGGACAGCATGCGATGATCGCCATACTGTGGGCCAAAGTCTGGAAGTACGTCCTGATGCTCGGCGCAGTTCTTGCCGGCGTCGCCGTCATCTTCCTCAAGGGTCGCGCTGCTGGCGTAAAGCACATGCAGGCGAAGGTCGCCAACATCCAGGTAAAGGCCGATGTGGCCCAGGCCAATGCTGCACAAGTGGAGTCTCGCCATGAAACAGACATCGCCGTCAACAACCTACCCGAAGCTCCCGCTCAACCTGTGGCGAATGCTGATCCGGCGACTGCTGCTGGCCAGCTTCGTGATGATGGGTTTACTCGCGATTGAGGGCTGCACGCCGAAGTTGGTCGCGGTGAAGTCTGACCCGTGCGCCGGCTGGTCACCGATCTACGCGAGCAAGCAGGACGTGCTCACGGATGGAACAGCAAAGCAGATCCTTGCGCACGATCTGCATGGCGTGCAGGCCGGATGCTGGAAACGTCCAATCAAGAAGTAATGCCCATGAGCGCGTCCTCGACGCTCAGATAATCGGCTTGCAGGCAGTGCTGGTGGCCGAACGACGAAAGTAGAGAAGAAAGGTGTAGCTGGCAAAGGTTAAGGTTTTAGCGTACGGTTTCATCCCATCCATGTTCACCCTCATCAGGAGACCATCCCATGGTCGCGTTCAACGACAAGAAAAAGAGCACGGTCCCCGCCAGTGACAAAGGGTTCGGGCGCGGTAGCAGCATCAACCAGAACATGCCCTCGCAGCCGAACCAGTTCGGCAACAGCATGACCCCGTATGGGGCCAACGTGAAGTCGCATGGCGGCTCGCCGATCCAGAAGCCCATGCAGCCCAGCAGTATCAAGGCGGCCAGCAAGGCGCAGCCGGCGCAGGTCCCGACGCGCGGCGGAAGCAAGGGCAAGGTGGGCATGCCGCAGTCCAAGAATGCAGCGTCCATCAAGAAGATCAGCGGCAAGAAGAACCCGCACTGATGGCACTGAGTGTGGATACACAGCGCCGCCTGTCCAGTTTGCTTGCTGGGCATGGCGGCGCGGTGCTGGATGAATGGCTCAACGAAGAGCTAGATAAAACCAAGATGGCGTTGTGCACTGCGCCGATCGACAACGTGCAACAGCTTCAGGGGCGGGCGGCGGCCTATACCTATTTGCTGTCCAAAATCACCAAGGGTAGGGAGTAGACATCATGGCACTAGCCAAACCATCCGCGTTGCCGGCCGCTCAGCAGAAGCGCCGTGAGGCCATCGTTTCCTTGCACGGCGATCCCGCCGTCGTGGCCGATCCTGTAGTGGCTGCGCCTGCCCCTGCGGAACCTGCGGCTGCCGCGCCGGCGCCGGTGGAGACATCCGTGACGATGACCCAGGCAGAGGCCGAGTCCTTGCGCGCTGCCGCAGCCGATACGGCCCAGGCGCGGCGGGCTGCTGAGCTGGCGGTGCTGGAAGCGAATGAGGTGAAAGCCCGCTTGACAGACCTTGAACGGGCGCGTAATGAACCACCCAAGGTTGTTGCGCCACTGGACCTGGGGTTTGATCCATCAGCCACAGAGTTTACGCCAGCGGAGCGTGAGACCTTCGATGAATTGTCGGAAGCGTTCGTGGTCAAGGTGGTCCGGCGAGAGCTGGCCCTCGCGTTCCAGAAGTACGGAGCGCACCTCGATGGCCGATTGGCCGGGATCGAGAAGGAAGCCACCACAGCCACGGTGACGGTCCAGAAGGCGGCAGTGAAAAGTTTCATGGCGCAGGTGCAGAAGGAGGTCACCGATGTAGCGAAGCTGGTGGGACATGCGGACTTCAAGAGCTGGATGAAGGAGTACGTCCCGATGACCAACACCACGTTTGACCAGGCGCTGGCAGAGGCCCATCAAGCGGAGAACCTTCAGGCCGTCATCGACATTTTCGATGTCTTCCGCAAGAAGGTCGGGTTGGTCAAGCCGAGCACGGCGGGGTATGCCGGAGCAGAAGGCTCAGCAGCGCTGGCGGAACCTGTAACCGCAGCGTCGGCCAAGCGTTTCACCATGACCGAGCGCAAGAAGAAAAGTGAGCAGCTGCGCAAGAAGCAGATCTCGCAGCAAGAGTTCGACAAGTACAAGACGGAGTTTGACAAGGCGAACGAAGAAGGCCGCGTCGACCCGTAAACCCACACGCCCCGGTTGGGGTTAGTCCACGAGGAAGAAGAACATGGCAATCCCAGCCGCTGCAGGTTACCCCCAGTATTCGGGCAATTTGATCACCCCGTTGTTCTCGATGGACCTGCTGGAGCGCTTCTACGCCAGCACCATCTACAGCGAAATCTCCTCGACCGAGTACACCGGCGAGCTGGAGAAAGGTGGCGACCAGATCACCTTCTGGCGCGAGCCGCGGGTGCGCGTTCGCAATGCGACCAAGGGCGCCCCGATCCAGCACGACACGATCGAGTCCGATCCGGTCACCATGACCATCGACCAGTCGAGCGAGTTCTCCATCGCCATGTCGCAGGTCGACGAGTTCCAGATCCAGAACTTCCCGACGTGGAAGGAACGGTTTCTGGTCTCCGCAGGCCGCGAGCTGGCCATCGCCATTGACGGGCCGCTGATGACTTCGATGTTCACCTCGGTGGACCCGGCCAACCAGGGCACCACTGCGGGCATCAAGTCGCAGAACCTCAACATGGGCACCACCGGCGCCCCGGTGGCGATCACCAGCGCCAACATCACGCAGGTTTTCGCGCAGGTGCATCAGGTGCTGGACGAGCAGAACGCTCCGACAGACAACCGCTTCATCACCCTGCCACCGGCCGGTGTCACCGCGCTGCGCAACAGTGACCTGCGTGCGGCCTACCTGACCGGGCTGAGCTGGTCCCCGCTGACCAACGGCAAGATCCCCGACGAAGTGATGGGTTGGACCATCATGAAGTCGAACCTGATCCCGCAGGCGATCGACCCGAGTGTCAACCTGTTGGCCTACCACGTCATCGCTGGCGTGAAGAACGCTACGGCCTTCGCCGCGCAGATCGAGCAGACCCGCGTGATCGAAGACAAGGACGACTGGGACCGCTACTATCAGGGCCTGACCGTGTACGGCTTCAAGGTGCTGTACCCGGACGCGCTGGTCCACCTCTACTGCACGTTCTCGTAAGCGCGCAGCACAACTTCTCCCTGACAGGATCAAAGCATCATGAGCACTCGTGAACTGTATATCGGTGGTGGCCCCGCCCAGAACTATCCTGGCATGGCGATGTTCCCGCGCGCTGCGTTCAGCGCGACGGACCCGAACATGCTGGCGCTCACGCCTTCGTCCCAGAACGGGGTTACCCGCGTACTGGACTTCGCCTTCGATGACTCGCTCAAGCAGTACGTGCTGGCGCAGTCGGCCGCAGGTACGCCGATCGCGGCAGCCGATGTCCTCGGTGTTGCGCTGCTGCCCCCGAATGTTCTGTTCCTGGGCATCATGGTCTCGATCAGCAACCCGCAGGTTGGCTTGACCCTCACCCCC